CTCGGTAAACACCGAGGTGCGCTCAACCACCAATAAGATAGAATTCTTTGCGCCCGGCGACAAGCTGGTCGGCGTCTATGACAAGGCGGCGAAGCGGTGGTTTTTGGATGTCGGTGGCGCCGGCACCTGTACGCTCGAAATGCTGGCCGACAAGATGACGCTCAAAGTTGGAGGTTCGAGCATCGAGCTCACCAGCGGCGGCATCAAACTCAATTCGCCGCGCATCGATCACAACTAATGCCGCCCGCCCATCGCCACGGCGATCCCCGCACTTGCGGCGCCGCCACCGTGGTGGTCGGCCAGGGCACCACGTTTGTGGACGGCAAACTTTGGGCGGTGAAAGACGACCCGAATACCGATGGTGACGGCGAGCTCATCCCGACCGGATCCTCGGTGTTCATCCAGGGTAAGCTGGTGATCGTAAACTCGCCCGATCCGGCGCAGCCGGACGCCCTGTGTCCGGTGCTCGACGCCGAGCACTGCAATCCGAAAACCGCCGCCGGCAGCGCCGCCACCTTCGCCTACGGGTAATCAATGGCAACCATTCAGGAAATCTCGCCGGCGCCCTGGCGCATGATGCTTCTGCCGGCGTCGTTTTGCGGCGTGCCGTACCATGTCGAGCACCAGGCGCGCTCGAGCGGGCGGCGCATCGTGATGCACGAATATCCAAAGCGCAACACGCCCTACGCCGAGGATATGGGTCGGCACGCGATCCGCTACCAGGTCACCGGTTATCTCATCGGCCCGAGCTACAATCTCATTAAGCTCGCGCTCATCACCGTGCTGGAAAACGCCGCCGGCGGCCTCCTGGTCGATCCCTACTTGGTCACGCCGATGATGGCGGTGTGCGAGCGCTATTCGGTGACCGAGGTGCGCGAGCGCGGCGGCTACTGCACTTTCGATATGATGTTTGCCGAGGCCGGCAATCCCGGTAACAGCCTGGCACAAACCGATACCGCATCCTCAGCCAATGCCGCGGCGGACACTTCATCCGGCGCCGCCGCCGACAGTGCCAATGGCGCGGCGCAGGCCTCCGGCGCCAGCGGCGTCGACGAGGCGGGCTTTGAGGGCGGCTTTGATACGCCGGGCGATGCCGGCGCGGGCGGAGGCGGCTGGTGATTTCGTACCTGCCGCATAAGGAAGCGCTCGGCATCATCGAGCGCATGATTACTGCCTTGATGACTGGCATGCCGATGACGGGCGAAGCCGGCGCAGATCTGCGCCGCCTGGTCGGCAAGCTCAAAGCCGACGCCAGCGCCTCACTCAATAACGGCACGATCGGCACCGAGCTGCAGGCGGTGTTTGATGCGGCGCTCGCTGCCGGCGCCCGGCTCACCAACATGGACAACGTGCGGCTCGCCATGCTGGCCGAAACCCCGAGCTATTATCTCGGGGTCGCGATGGCCTGCGCCGGCGTCATCTTTTCGCTGGTGGAGCAGACGCGCATGATTACCAGGATGACGTTTGTCAGCCAGATCGACGTCGACGCCGTCATGGATAAAATGACGGCGGTGTTCGACACGGTAAAGCTCGCCATGTCCAACATGATTACCGGCAATAATTATCAGTTCCTGGTGGAGCTCTCCGCCGCGCTCATCCAGCATCTCGCGGCCACCGAGCGGCAATTGCCGCACATGATTTCAACGCAGATGCCGGCCAGCCTGCCGGCGTTGACGGTGGCAAATTTTCTTTATGGCGATGGCTCGCGCTCGGATGAATTAATCGCGGAAAACGGTACCGTGCATCCGGCCTTCATGCAGCGCGACCTGGTGGCGTTGTCCGAATGACCGATATCCGCATCGTCAATTGTACGAGCCTCGCCGGCATATGGGCCGATTGGGTATTGCTGCCGAGCAACTTCCTCGATCAATCCGAAGAGCTGGTGAATACCGTCAAGCTGGCGCTGCTCACCGATGCCATTGCCGATCCCGCCGACATTTTGCCGGACCCCGACAGCAATGACCGCCGCGGCTGGTGGGGCGACCTGGACGCGGAGACAATATGGTCGGGCTGGCCGATCGGCTGTAAATGCTGGCTGCTGTCGCGCGCCAAGATTACACCCGCGGGCGCGCGCGAAGGTTCGACGCTGGCGCGGGCCGAAGGCTATGTGCGCGCCGCCCTGCAGCCGATGATCGATAATCGGATTTGCACTGCCATCAATGTCGTCGCCACGCGCGTAGGCCTAAGCCGCATCGACGTGATGGTCACGGTCTATCGCGGACCGCTGCAAGAGATCCAGCTGCAGTTCCAAAACCTATGGACCGAAATCAGAGAGCAGTAACCGATGCCGTGGACAACGCCGACCCTGCGCACTGTTCGAGAAACGGTCCGCGGCGAAGTCACCACAGCGCTCGGGCGCGCTTCCTTTGTCGGCAACAGCGTATTGCGCGTGCTGGCCGACGCGATGGCGGCGCTCGCCCATCTCACGCTGCGCTATCTCGATTGGGTCGCGCTGCAATTATTACCGGATACCGCCGAGCATGAATGGCTCGATCGCCATGCTGATATCTGGCTGGTCAACGCCGATGGCAGCATTGGTCGCAAAGTCGGCACCTTTGCTGCCGGCACCGTCACCGTCAGCGGCGTGACCGGTATCATCATTCCCGCCTACACGCCGATGGCCGGCGGCGATAACTGGCCCTATGAAACGACCGCCCAGGTCTATGTGACCGATGTCGGGGCGCCGGTGCCGGTGCAGGCGCTTAATGTCGGCGCCGGCGGCAACCGCGCGCCTGGCGATATGCTGTCGCTGGTGACCGCCATTGCCGGCGTGAATGGCTCGGCGCCGGTGGTGACACTGGACGGTGGCACCGATGCCGAGACCGATGACGAGCTGCGCACGCGCGTTTTGTTTCGCATTCAGCAACCGCCGATGGGCGGCGATGCTGACGACTATGTCGGCTGGTGCCTGTCCTATCCAGGTGTGACGCGCGCCTGGTGCTCGCCGCTCGAGATGGGCATCGGCACCGTCACCGTGCGGTTCATGATGGACGAGCTGCGCGCCGATAATGACGGCTTCCCAACCGAGGACGATTGCATTGCCGTCAAAGCCTATCTCGACACCGTGCGCCCGGTGGCGGTCAAAGACTTTTATGTGGTGGCACCGATCCCACAGCCGATCGACTGCCAGATCACCCAGCTTGTCACTGACACTGAGGATACGCGGGCCGGCATTGAAGTGAGCCTGCGCAGCATGCTGTTCGAGTTGGCAACGCCAGGGCAGACAATCTTTGAGGTCTGGAAGAGCTACGCGATTATGAGCGCGCCGAACGTCACTTCCTTCCTGCTTATCAATGCCACCGACGATGTGATGCCATCGCCCGGTCACATGGCGGTACTCGGAAGTGTCATTTATGACGATTGACCGTCACGTCCGCCGGTCCGGTGACGATTACGCTAAGGCCTTCCTCTCGCTCCTGCCGCAAGGTTACGCCTGGCCGCGCCACGCCGACGCCATGCTGGTCAAAGTCTGCAGCGGGCTTTGCCAGGTGTGGGGCCTGGTCGATCGAGATATTGCTGACCTGCTCGAGCGTGAAAGCGATCCGCGGATAACGGTGGAGTTGTTACCGGATTGGGAGCGGGCCTGGGGCCTGCCGGATCCCTGCTACAGCGCGCCGCAATCGATCGCGGAACGTCAGGCCGCGCTGGTCTACAAAATGACGACGCTCGGCGGGCAGTCGGCGCAGTTCATGATCGATGCCGCCGCTTACATCGGCTACGAAATATCGATCACCGAATACCACCCGTTCATGGTCGGCATCGATCGCGTCGGTGATAAACGCACCATCAACGCGGACGGTAGCTATTCCGATTATCCGTACATTCTCGGCCCGCCAGAAAACCGCTTTTACTGGTCGGTGCACGTCGACACGAAGAAGCTAGTGTGGTTCCGCGTCACCTCGGGTCAGTGCGGCATCGATCCGCACCTGCGCATCGGCCTGGCCGACGATCTCGAGTGCCTGCTCAACCGCATCAAGCCAGCGCAGACGCAAATCATTTTTGACTACAGCGGCCTCGAGCCCCAGGGCCCGATGGCCGGCACACCGTAACCTTCACACGGAAACGCGATCATGAAATATAACCCGCCTTACGGCGTGAGCGATCCCAATGCGCCTTATGTCAACGGCGACCCGTCGATTGGCCGCGCCGGGTCAATTCCACCCGCGGAGTCGATCGAATATCCGCAACGCGAAATTGTCGCGGCAATTGCCGACGCCGGCCTGACCAGCCCGAACAATAATGATCTGGCGCAGATGTCGGCGGCCATGCGCTTTATGCGTCCGCAGTTTCTGCTCGACACCGGTACGGCTAATCACCTCAAGGTGACGCTGGCCCCGGCAACGCCGGTGTGGATGGTGCCGCTGTCGTTCTTTGTCGAAATTGGCACCGGCAATACCAATTCATCGCAAACGGTCGACATCGAGATCGCGGGGATCGTCGATAAAAAGCCGGTGGTCAAACGCACCGGGCAACCGATCGGCATTGGCGACCTGGTCGGCGGCTCGGTCTATCTGTTCACTTATGATGGTGTCAGCTGCCGATCGGTGTCGATCCTTAATAGCGAGTTCACGCTGCCGTCCGGTGGCGGTGGCATCATCAATGTCATCACGGGCAATCAGGATTTTTATATCAA